CCGATAAAATAGTTGCCTGTGATATTGCCTGTGGCCGAAATCAAGCCTGTGGTACTGATATTTCCTGCTGACACATTTCCAGACACTGCAAGACTGGTCAATGTGCCAACTGAAGTTATGTTGGCTTGTGCTGCACCCGTCACAGTTGTGGCTGTGGTTGCTGTGCCTGCTGAAGTTGCATATGTGGCATTGGCCACGGTGCCTGTGACATTGGCACCGGTGATTCCACTCAGATTGCTGCCATCGCCCTGGAAATAATCAGCACTAACTCGACCAGTTCCAAAGGCGCTGACTACACTTATGTCGGCAGGCTGGATAATCACAGAGTTTAATCCAGCAACCCCCACAAAGAATTTTCCAGTTGCTGGTAGATCTACATTGCCAGCAACAATGTTGCCTGTGGTGGTAATGGTATTAGATCCAAAGTTGGCCAGTAAACTCACAACATTGGCATTTGAATATGTGGCTGGCAATCCTGTTAGTTGGCTGCCATTACCAAAATAGTATGGTGCTGTGACATTGCCCTGAGCACTAATGTTTCCATTGTTGCCCAGGATCACTGATTTTAATGAACCTGTGGTATTGCTTTCCCACACAGCACCTGATCCATCCAGATAAAACCATGATCCTGTGCCTATGTCAGTCTGATCATGTGGTGTGCCATCTGGATTGTATTGCATCTGCACCCAGTCCTGACCTTGCATGGCCAAGTTTGTGTTAGAGAACACAGTTGTCACATTCGCATTGCCACCAAACACCGGCAAGAAAGACGCCACATTGGCATTGCCATATGTGCTGGTAACACCGGTCAGCAGGCTGCCATTGCCCACAAAGAAATTGGCCACAGCATAATCCACGCCGGTGATGTTGCCGCTGGGTCCTGTGGTACGGATATTGCCTGCTGCCTGGATGTTGGCACCACTCACGATGTTGTTGCTGGTGGTCACGCCGCCGGTGATCACAGCATTGCCGGTCAAGGCCAGGTTGCCTCCAGATAGATTGCCTGTGTATGTGGGTAAGAATGCAGCCACATTGGCATTGCCGTATGTGGCAGGCAAACCTGTGAGTTGTGATCCATTGCCAGTGTAGTAATTGGCAGAAACATTGCCACCAATGTTGAGCACATTGCTTACTTGATTGAATGTGAATGCTGCACTGGCACCTAAACCACCGCTGTTGTTGTATTGAACCTGTGTGTTGGCTCCTGCTGCTGCCACATTGCCTGATATATTGCCAATGAATGTGCCAATGAAGTAGGCATCTGTCTGAATGTTGCCCTGTGCAGATATGATGCCAGCAGCAGTGATATTGCCAATGCTGTTGCCACCCGTGTCAGATCCTTCAGCCAAGAAACTGGCCACATTGGCATTGCCATAACCGGTGCCTGGATTCACACTGCCGGTGCTGGCCGAATACAGAGTTGTGTAATTTCGACTGTTTGTGGTTGCGTTGCTGGTAGCCATGTGGGTATCCTTATTTGAGACTGTAATTTCGATATTGTCTTGGCTGCCACACTGAAGTGAGTCTTGTGTGACCTCCAGACCATTTGCCCAGGTTGTTCTGATCATTCACGATGTTCCAGGCGTCAGTGTATTTTTGTTGATAGATCGCAGCATCTTCTGGATTGTGACGCTTGATGTAGTATTCACGCAGAGTGCTGTACACATAGCCTTCTGACCAGGTTTGCAACACAGCATTGGTTTCTACCACTCGTCCGGTGTTTTCCAGCAAGGCCACATTGGTCACTGTGCCTGCTATGGGTGTGGTGCCGCCTGTGGCTGTGTAGTTCACTGAGGTTGAGGTTGTGCTGGTGACCACATACACACCACCGGTGCCTATGCTGCCTGTGCCTGCTGTGGCAGTGATAATGCTGCCTGCTTCAAGCCCCACAGTGTCGCTCATGCCTGTGATCTGTGCTGTCCAAGGGCCGGCACCAGCAATGGTGCCTATGGTGCCCGTCGCACTCACGATCTCATCATCTATGGGACTGAACAACAAGGGCCAGGCCTTGTAGGAATACAAGTTGATTAGAGCACCTTCAGCCACATAAGGCAAGAACTGATATTCATTGTATACTTCACTGAACTTGCCGCGGATCACAGCCGGCACATTCACAGGAGAAAGATACAACTGGGCGATCATGCCCTGTGTGATGATGTCTCTGTCTCCGATACGATCATAAACGATCCACGGACCTGTCTGGGTTGGCGTTGCACCATTCTGATTGAAGAACAAGATTGGCTTGTTCATGTCTGTGGGAATAGGAACTCGACCGTATTCGTTGGCCACACCAATGTATTCTGGGTCATAAGGATTGCTACGCAAGGCAGGCAGTTCGATGTTTCTCATGCTGAGTTCAGCAAGATAGATACATTTCTTGATTTCAGCGTCGTTGGTTGATCCTGTAAAATCCTTTAAGAAATCAACCAGGTCAGTGCCAGTGGGTATTTGAAAACTCATGGTTTATATTCCTTTGAAGAACTTGTGTTCACCTTGCTTGACAGGATAAGGCACATCAACAGGTATGGGCAATCGGCCGCCTGGATAGCACACATATTGTGGGTATTCTTTTTGCACAACTCGATAGAACTGGGCCTTGAGTGTGCGATCATGTTTGATAGCAGCCCAGGGCATGCCACCAAAATACTGATCACTGATGCGTATGCTTACAACATTGGGCAGGTCCATCCATTTCCATGTGAGATGACCATCATCACCAATGGGTGCCAGGGGATCAGGATAGCCTTGTTCGGCTGCTTTTCGATATTCTGCACAGCGTCGAGCCACAGCGTCACTATTCATCTGTTCTCGACGGATGTAGAACTTGCCATCTTCACGCCCTGTTGTGACTTTTATGTTGTTGCTGGCGTTCCAGGCAGTTCTTGACCAGTCGCCTTTCATGGCACGATACAACTTGTCATTCTGCAACAATCGATCGGCTATGCCATTGTGTATGGTCACAGTGCCGCCGTGGTCTTGGCGTAGATAATCGTAGTTCTTTTCGGGATCTGTGTTGTCAAGGTATTCGGGTTGGTTGGGATCAAGGCTCATCTTGTATTTAGTGCTCTCTTCAATAACAGGTCTTACTCCACAAAAAAAAGCCCCTCTCGGGGCTGGTGTTATTGTCGTTTTGTTATCAGTATTGTGATGTCATATTTGCCAGCAGACTGATATCCTTTTTCTTCTGGATACAATGCCTCGCACCAGGACCTCATGAGATTAGATTCTTGAAGATTACGCTCATCATGTTTTTTAAAAAACTTTTCATCTGTGCCATCGCCATCGCCATATTGTTCTTTGAATGCTCGGATTTCTGCCTGACGCTTGTTCATGTATTCGTGCCAATCCAGGCGGCGTGATCCACGCAATACTTCAATTATTTCTTGCTGTTCGTGTTCTTTGTTTGCCATATTTTCGTCCTTTGTATCTGCTCTCGCATTAGTATGTATTATACAGCCGCGACGATACATTAGCAAACAAAAAGGCTAACTTGATCCTGGACACGGTGGCTCACACCGTATTAGTAATATAGCATAAGAGCAACAAAATGTCAACAAAAAAGGCTCCGAAGAGCCTTTTTGTTTTACCAATCCGGGGATCAGTATGTGTCGCCGCCACCTGCGTTGGTACGACTAACAAAACTCGCACCGCGTGGTGAACTGGCTGCTGCACCAGTTGTGCTGATGTTGTTCAACAGACCAACGCCTGCTGGATTGCGAACAATCAAGGTACCTTCCATCAGGAACTGGTCCAAACTTGCGTCAGCGTTGGAGAACACTTCGTTGTTGGGTCCCAGATCACGCAGACTACCCCACTGCAACACATCTTCATTCAAGAAGTAGATGGAGTTGCTCACACCAGACTGGTCCATGATCCAGGAATCATAGATTTCGTAGGTGTAGTTGAAGTCACCTTCGTAAGTCTGGATTGTGTCGCCACGCTCCACATTACGACGGTTGATGCTGGTGTTGCTGTTCACGATATTGTCAGAGATCATGGTACGCAGGCTGGTTGGAACAACCATGGTACGGATCTTGGCATTGTAGCGTTGTTCAGCCACGGTCACCAACTGCTTGTAGATCACAGGCTGGAACACTTGGTTGGTGAATGTGCCGGTGTAGAACTGAGTTCCGTTTGAGTTGATAACCAGATTACCCACATTGGCCACAGAACTGTCAGAACTTGCGTTGTTGGTGTTTGTGGTGATGTTGGCGATGGCAGCATTTGAAGGGTTGAAACTCAATGTGCCAGCAAACGAAGCCAGGCTACCCATACGACGACCGCCGGTTTGGGCAGTGGTTGGGTTGGTGATGGCTGTGCCTGTCTGTCCACCGTATTGTGTGCCGATCTGGTCTGCACGAACAAGTTGTTGCTCCACATCGAACATGAGTTCGATCAGTTGCTTGACTTCTTGGTATGCCTGGGGATCGCCACCTGACTGCATAACAGCACGAGCAGTTCCGGACGCAGCGATTGTGGTCTGGAAGATCTGTGTGTAGTTGGCCAGGTTATAACGGCTGTTGCTTTCTGCGTTGGCAGTAGAAACATTGGCTCCTTCTTGAACCGCTTGTGCTGAAGGCAAGCGATAGATGTCGTCAGTCCACAATGGAAGTGTAGAGTTTACTTTACGCTTCTTGCTCATGCACATGTTCAACACGGGGGTATCGTCTTTGATACGATTGCTTACATCTAAGTCTAAGTCTTTGACAACGATGTCACTGGCATATGCAGTAGTTCCGTTACCAATTTGACTGGTTGTGATTTCTGCCATTTTATTCTCCTTGAATGTTGGCTATATTATCTACCACCTCTTGCTGAACGAATCTGTGTGAGTCGTTGCATCAACAGGTTGTCTCCGGCTTTTTTATCGCCGCTCTTGGCTTGTTCACGAAGTTTGGCTATATCACTGGATGGGTTTTTGCCCTGGGTGCTACTGCCACGACGCATGGTCAATTGTGCGATGCTGGATCCGGCTGTTTTTGTCTTGGGTCCATTACGGTATTTCAATCCGTCTCTCACAAGACTCAACAAGTTTTCATCCGAAGAGATGAGATCTATGTTGGGTATACCTGGCACTAACTCTGACCGGGCTTCGGGCCATACCTTGGAGATGTTGTTTCGCAGTTCGTTGTAGACATATTCGTTTTTCAACTCCTTGTCTGTGAACGCCTTGCGGTTGTTCTCCAGGACTGACTGCACTTGCTGCTTGCGAACCTGCCGAAACTGATCCACTGCTGGTTTCAACTGACCAATCAACTCTTGCTGCTGGCGAATGTATTGTTCATTCTGCTGCATGCTGGCCTGCAATCTTGCCCGTTGTGCGGGGTCCGATGTGTTTGCCATCTGTTGTTGGAAAGTTGTCTGATAACCTTGTGTTTTCACAATCTCATCATACGCACTTTGCAAACGCGGTTGCACCGTAAACTCCATGGCCAATGTTAAACCTTCTTGGCGTTCCCTCAAGTCTCGAGTGTATTCCTCGAACTCGGCTCGCTCCACTTTTAACTGGCGTGCTTCTTCATGGATGGCTCCACCTTGACCAAGTATTGCTGCGGCCTTTCGAGCGTCGACTACGATTTCTTTTCCGTTGCGAACAAACTTGAACTTGGCGTTGGGGTTTGTTTCGGCAAACTCAATAAAATCAATCAACTCTTCACCGGATGTGTTTTCTGGTTCACTTACAGACTCAGTCTGGGCTTCAGATCCTGTGATATCTCCTGCATTACCATCGTCATAGATAGTGTCATCTTCGGCTACCTGTTCTGGTGCCACAGGGCTGGATGTGTCTGCCGACTCATCTGCTCCTGCCGAGGACTCTGTTGTAGGTCTAATCAGATTACGCAGAGTATGTTCTCTCATTGCGGTCATCTTGGACGCTATTGATTCAATAGAAGTCGCTACTGGTGTGTCATTGGCCGTGCTGTCTGGAGCATTAGGCTTGATCATTTCTGTCATGTTTTTCCTTTGTAGGGGGCGTGTGCTTACCCTGTGTGCTTTATTTAGTATTATTGGGTTATTTCGACAGATCTTTGGTGTCTTGTTGATCTAATCTTGACCGCCAATACACTGCTCGCTTGAGGCTGCTGACAAAAGCATCTATGCCGGCCAGGTGATTGCTTAAGGCCACTCGTTCAGCATTGGCTTCTGGTGTGTGTGCCTGGATTGAAACCAGAGCATCACTCACTGAAAACTTGTAATGATGCACAAACATGGCCAAGTCTCGATTTTTCAACAAGGCTTCTGCTTGACTACCATACACACGCACTTGATCGCGTTGTGCTGGTGTGAGATTGCGGATGGTTGTGGGATCCAAGGTCAATCTGGTATTATACGCATCTATAGCGTCTTCACTAATCATATCATACTCCAATCACGAATCAAATCAGTTGTAAACTTTGGGTGTGCCAGCGGCCACTGCCATGAAGTCCAGTTGGCTGTTAGCATCAGTGCCCGACACTTCGTGTTGTATCTGTTGAGCACGAGTCTGATCCAGTTGTGCCTTGGCCAAGCGTGCCTGATCTTCTGGAGATGGCTGGCGGTTCTTGGCTGCTTCTGCTGCTTGCTTGATCATCACCATGACCTCATCATCGCTGGGCAGATAACTATCAGCGTCTTTCACTCCCAGGATATACAAGGTGTCAGAGAATGGCTTCTTGACCTTCTTGTAAACTTCAGGTGTGAGTGTGCCTTGTGCTACCATGGCCTGTGTGGTGTTGTACAAGTCTGCCTGACACTTCTGGATGATCTGTTGGCGACCCAGTGCGTTCTCTTCACTACGCATGCCCAGGGCCAGTTCCATCTCAATGTGTTTGCGGTCACAGAAATTCATGTCATCCCAGGACATGTAATCCAGGAATTCTGGTTTTTTATCAGGGTGACTCTTCTGTGCCAGTTTCTTCACACCATAGTCATCACCGTATTGTATCAAGGTTCGCCATACCAACCAGATGGCTTCTTTCACACCATCTGCTGAATTGCGAACAATATTGTCCTGGATGATCTGATTGGGTGTGAGAGCCATCTGCAGTTTGATGCCTGAGTTTCCAGGTGACATCACCTCTGGATTGAACACATCTTGTGGTGTGGTCATACCGACCATGGCCATGGTATCCTGTTGGATACGGTTCATGGCCACTTCCAAGAACTGGAGATTGCCTGATGGGGGTGGTAATGCGTAGATGTCTTTGGCAGGATCAAACTTTGAATCCAGGATGAAGATGGCTGATTCGCCATCCTGCAGCATTTCAAAGTCCAGTCTGTCGGGTTTCACACCGATACGCGGTGTGGCTGTGAGCAAGCCCAGTTGTATTTCGGCTCTGGCTGCTGAAGTGTTGTATTCCTGCATGGGGATCACACTCTCAGCCACGCTCATGCCGTAGAAGTTGCCGGGTAATGGGCGTGGGCACATGTTGGCCACAGGGATAAACTCCACTTCTCTGGCCGATATGATATATGTGCCTGAATAGATCAGTTCTACCAGTTCCAGTTCACCGTCATCATCAATGTCAAACTTGTTCCAAACAGTGACGATACTGACTTGTCGGCTGTCTGGATCCGCTGATGCTGCTGAATCTACCGGCACACCCATGATAGGCACCGAATCTCTTGCGTGGATGGCCAGGTTGTTCAGCACCGAACCGGCTTGATAAGCACCGTTCATGTTGTATTCAGCATGGCGTTCAAACTGTTCCAGGTCAATGCCAGGATACAGTTCCATGGCTTCCTGGATGGTCATTGGATCATAGTAGCCGCAGAATGGCTGATCTCTCATTTCAGGCACTGTGGGATCACAGATCCAGAAGTGCTGTGCTATGGGGTTGAACTTGATGCGGATGTTGTAGCCGGTAAGTTTGTATCGGGCAGTGTAGATTGAGTTGCGAGTGATGGCTTCATTCAACAGTTGTTGCTGGCTTTCTACTTCGCCCTGCGCTGCTTCTTGTTGATCTGCTGTGAAACTTTCTGGATCAGTGTCATCATTAGTCATGTCAGCAAGATGTTGGTCCATCTGATCCTGCATCAACTGCTGATTCTGTTCAGGCAGCAGTTGTTTCATTTCTTCTGCCACGCGACTCATGTCCACATTGGTGCGTCTGCGGCTTTGACGCATGGCAGTGAGTCCGGAGTCTGCTGCTTGTTGTTCGAAGGCTCTGAGTTGATCTGCTGTGCCTGTGGTTTCTACATACCTGGTGATGGGTTCGCGTATGGGCATGATCATCATCATGCCATTCTTGTGCATGTTGGCATCCATGATCCAACGCTCTAACAAAAAGTGCGGATCATTCATTTCGTTGATCACATGGCTGACCATTTCACTTGCCTGGCGGGCAGCAGCATCATCGTCAGAACCGTCAGCCACAAATGAAAAGTTGACCTCACCATTGGGTGCCAGTCCTTTGGCAATCACTGCTGTGGTGTAATCTACCACAGGCTTCACGGTAGGGTGGATGTAGTCTATGCCGTTTACAGGAGCCGTAGAATCAGTGACGGCAAGGCATAGATAATGATAATCAGAAGCACGGTTGATGGCATTTTTAGTCCCCAGATAGCGTAGATAGGATGCCATCTTCACATCCATCATGTTTTTCATCCGCACAAATCGTGCGTTTTGTGGTCGATTGGTGTTGATGTCATCAACTGGAATGTATTTTATATCAAGCATATGTTATTTAGCGGCCCTGGACAATCCTGCTTATTGTAGCGTATTTGTACTCAATCGCATGGCCGCAAGATGGCAGGCTTGACAGGAGATGGGCTCTTCGTCCTCCGCGATCGCAAACACATCCAGGTCCGTGCCCATGGCCGTGAGTGTGTCCACATAAGCATCCTTGTGCATTTCGCACAGCACAGTGGCCACAGGGTCTGCGAGTCCTACTGATCGCACAAGATGGGTAGCAAGTTGTATGGTTCTCATGTTATCCTTGTGGGTTATAACTGCGTTTCCACGCAGGTTTGTTTGATTCATCCGGCAAGCGGATCTGGTTGCGTTGTGCTCGCATGCGGTCCATGGGGGTGCGGTTGTCCCAGGGTTCGGCCATGCCTTGCAAGCAACCCAGGATGGCATATCTCGCTGAGTCAATACAATCATCAGGGTCCGAGAATCTGCCTTGTGAATCCACATAGTAGTTCTGTGCTTCTCTCAAGAAGTCCACGCAGTTTTCATTCACATGCAGACTGCCCACTTCCAACATCTGCCGCATCTGGTTTATGCCATAACTCTTGTGGTTGGTGCGTCGACCTTGATCGTCTGCTGGATTCATGATGGCACCCGGCAACACATTGAGTTCATAAGATTCGAACAGTTCTCGGATGCTGTTCACACTCATGGTATAGCGTCCAGGGGTGGAGGCATCTGCTGGCAACACTATGGGCGTGCCAAACACTTCGGGCCGTAAGAGGTGGTTGATATATTGTGTGGGCACAGCCTCTTCCACACCTTGCACCATGATCTGCCGGTGCAACCATGCTTCACGCTCGTAAGGATCCCAATACATCAAGGTGATCACAGTTTTGTCGTTCACCAGCCCCAGGTCAAGAGCAATGATCCTGTGTATGTTTGACCGTTGCCGGAAGTCAAAATCACCCGACTGGTATGTGGGCCATTGACGGATCTGGAACACAGCACCCTTGCCCATGATGGGTCGACCCTGCATCCTGGCTTCGCGTTCGTGTGGTAGATAATCACGCTCTAACTGATCTCTTGTGCTCTTCAGCAAGAATGGTTCGTGCCATAGATCATATTCAGGCACATCATCCCAACTCACACGGATGTAATCATAGCCTTGTTCACGATTCCAGAACTTGCTCACCAGGCCATTGAGACCTTTGAGTGGTGTGAATGAGCACAGGATCATGCCTTGTGTGGTGGCTGTTCTGGTCACGATCTCACTAAAGAAATCATCAGGAGGCTGCTCATCAAACACAGCCAGATCCAGTTTGAAACCTTGCAGTTGGCGAACCTCTTGAGTGTAGTTGGCAAACAACAGATAACTCTTGCCTCCTGTGGCATGGCGTATCTCAATGCCAATGGCGTTGGCTCCATCACCACGCATGGTGTCCTGTATGATCTCTGACCTGGGTATCATGCCTGTGCCAATGTTGTCACGCAGTTTGATGTCAGGTGTGCCCAGCAGTTCTTGTTGCAGCACCAGGGCCACCTGACTCCATCCTTCACCGGCCACCATGCAGGTTATGGGTTTGTCAAACCTATGACCCTGCCACCAGTCAGGATAGATGCCTGTGAGATGCATGGCTGTTTCTGCACAGGTTGAAACTGTTTTGCCAATCCGGTTGGCTGCCAGGATACCACGACGATTTGAGATGGTGGTGAAGAAACTCCGCTGGTGGAGGAATGGTCTGAAGTAGTGCAGTTGGTTGTACTGCATGTGTTCCTGCACTGCGATCACTAATGCTTCAAAATCAGCACGGAGTGCCACCGGCAGTGTGGCTATGTTTTCGGGTTCAATTTGATTCTGTTCGCAACAGTATCTCACAGCCCGACGCATGAGCACGCCTGGATCGATCATTCACTTGCAGTGGAGGTGACGGGTAGGCTCAGTCGCACCTGTTGTAGATGCCACAGGGCCTGGGACAGGTCAGCAATCTCCAGTGCAGTGCCTGGCCATGTGACAGGATTGGCCAATTCTGTTCCTGGCGGCTTGGTCAGGATCTGTTGCAGGCGTTCAGAAATCAGTCGCATTGAGTGTTCCAGTTGTCCAGGAAACTTCTGACCAAATGCTTCACGGTGAGCAGCATTCACGCCCTGCATGATCTTGACATCTCGTGCCATGCGATCCTCTCGGGCCTGATGGATCATGCCATCGCGTAGGGTGGGTTCAGAGATCATGTGCTCAAGTCCCATGGGTTGGCAGCGGCTCTGTGGTCCAGGCTCACAAACTCTCGATCCACATAGGCCAACCACTGATTGGTTGTATTGTATTTCATGGTCTGCATCATGGCCTTGAGTCGGCGTCCAATGGGTGTGAGTGTGCCATCTTCACGCTGCACCAACTGCTCGCCTGTGCGAGGATCAACCCACCGGATGATCTCTGGACGCACTTTGCCCCACTTGTCAATCTTTTCTCCCACTGGGCGTGGTTCGATGGGACCTTGCACTTCATAACTGATCACACCATTCCGGTATTTGCGAAACAAACAGTGCATCTTGCGACCTTGTGCATGGTAGTCAGGATCAGAGTGTGGCACAAATCCTGTGAAGAAACTGTTTTGCAAAGTGTCTAAGGGTGGCAGATCTGGATCTCTGGGTGGCAATGCTTTCATGGGCTCTTCTGGTACCATGTCAGTCTTTTCCAAGTAAGGGTTTGAAGTGCCGATGTATCGGGGATCAACATCCTGACCGTTGAGCACATCCATGGCCACTTGGTATTTGAGTTTGTTGGCACGACCTTTTAGGTTCAGCACCACACCAGTTTCATCAAACACAAAGCGTTCCAGTTCCTTGGCTGTGGGAAAGTCTGTCATCAAGCCTTCCAGGTCAAAGTCTCTTGACACAAAGCCGTCAGTGTCAAATCCGCCAGAGTCAAACTCATCAGGTGCCAGAGCACTCACAGGGTCAGGTTTCTTTCGGGTGGGTTTTTCAGCAGGCACATCGTCCCAGATGTTGTTGCCGGTGGTGGGAGTGGTTTTGTTCATTTCTATTCCTTTCATAACAAATCAAAACACCTGACCACCCTCGTGTGATCAGATGTGGGGGGTTTAGTAGCCTGAAGTGGCTCCAAGAGCACCGCGACGAGCAGCACCAGACTTGCCAGTCTGTCGACCAGCATTGCCTTTTGTGGGTCCACGGCCAACATTGGTGTTGGTGTGCAGGCCTTCCACTGTGGGATCTCTGAATCCCATCATGCCACGACCTCGTGCTGCCACTGCGTCGGTGATCATGTTAGCTATCTCACTTTTCTCTGATCCTGTCTTTGACTTTTCAGCCATGAAGTCAGATCGTTTGGTGCCGGGATTCTCATTGCCTGTGGTTGGACCACGCTTGACATTGATTGCACGGGCTTGCATGTTCTTGGTTGATATTCTCATGATGTTTCCTTAAATGACCAAGCCACTGAGATAAACTGTGACATTGGCTGTGCTGGCCACGCTCACATACAGATTGCCTGTGGCAGCGGCCTGGGTGTTGAGAGTGAACAAGGCAGGAGCACCAGGGATCACCACGATGCCTCTTCCGGGTGAGCCATCTGCAGGCACCACAGCGTCAGAATTGAATTGATCAAAACTGGCATTCACTGCTACCACGGTGTTTGATGTTGACACAGGCACACTGACCAGGAGAGCATTGGGCATCTGACCGTTGGTGATCTGGAACTCAAACAGTGAACTGTCAGCAGTTGAATTCACTGCGAAGTTTTCGCCTTGAAGTTGGAATGGTATGTTCATCATTGTCCTTTAGTACTGGCTGCGGGGACCGTAGTTGAATGTGTTTTTGCCTGCGTCGGTTGGAGGACGCTTGCCCCGTGTGGTGTTGCCATAACCAGGGCCGCCTGTCTGACCAATGCGGATCTGATCAGGATTGCCTGAATAGTTCTGACCACACTTGGGATCCCAGGCTCGAGTGCCGCCTGGTGTGCGAACCTGTGCACCACCATTGATGTAGTCGGGATTCTTGATCTTCATGTTGCTGGGCAGACTGTCAGTGGGTGCTGGTCGGAATGAATCCTGTGTGACTGAGTTCATGGCACCTGGCTTGCCTGGCTTGCCACAGCCCATGTTGCCTTTGGTAGGTCCACGGCCCATGTTTACTTCACGACCATCATTCATGTGTCCTGACCAGGCGTTTGTTTGCAGTTTCTGATTCACACGACCAGTGCCAGATTTGGCCATGCCATCAAAGTCCATGTTCATGTCAGATTGTGTTGAACGGTTTTTCATTTGGTTTTTCCTTTGGATTTCATAGCAGAGTCTTTCATCATCTTGCCATCTTTCATCTTGTGCATCTTGTCTTTTTTCATGGTGTCAGAGATTTTCTCGCCCATCTTCTTTTTCTTGCCAGCAATGTCATATGCGATGGCCACTGCCTGTTTCATTGGCTTGCCTTCTTTCAGTTCAGTGCGGATGTTCTTTTGGAACGCTTTAGGGCTTTTGCTTTTGTCTAATGGCATGTTGGTGCTTCCTTGTGTATTATTATTTAGTCCTTGGCGGGAATACCCACTATCTGTGCTATGGCTTCTGCAAAAGCACGGCTCTTGGCGTCGATGGCGTCTTGACCTTCCACCACCTCCACAGTGGTCAGGGTGTGCATGACCTTGTTCAGGATGAGATTGTGATACTTCAGCACCAGGCCTTTGTCGTCTTCCAGTCTGGCTCTCAAGAAGTCTTCTAACAGCAGTGCTTCATAACTCTCACCAGGAGCCCTGAGTTCTAATTCTGCCAGGAGGCTTTCCACACTCACACGGGCTTTGGAGCCCTTGGGTCTGCCTGCTCCGGGTCGTGCTCCACCCTGTGTTTGTTTTTGAATGATCTGTTCCATGTTGTATTTAGTGGTGTGATTGGAAATCCATAAGTATACACATGAGAATACCCAAACTGAAATATTTCTATCTTGCTCTCACTGAACCAGAATATCGATCTTTTGAAAACTCTCGTGTGATTCCCGTGGATGCGTCAACCACCATAGACATTGTCACAGGAGAGATTCGTGGTGTCACAGTGCGTTATCTATCAGACACTGCTGCGGGCTGTGATGAAGAGTATCGCCACCGCACTCGGTATTGGCGGCCTTTGTATGTGCTACGCATACCTGCTGACTCAATAGATCGAACCAGATTAGAAGTCAGCGTGAGTCAGTTCAGGACCTGGCTGTATCGTCAGAGCATACACTGTGAGCATTGTGGAGTTGAGCGGTTCGAGATAGAACATCAACCAAGTTGACCACATCAAAGTCCGTTGAATAACTGAGTGCTCGCAGTCTGTCTCTTGCGTTTAGGGCTGAGGCTTGTTGGCTCCAGCCATTGCGTGTGTAATGCACACGATCCGTCATGGTATCGTGCCTGCTGAAGTTCACAATAACACCTTGATAAGTCACAACCCACCAAGCAGCAGGCTCATGTATGTGGATTTCTTCGTGTTGATCAGGTATGGGCAAGCGTAGTCTTACAGGAACAGCAGTTTTGGTCACGGGGATTTAATATGAAAATAGGTTATTTAGAGTGGAGATGGATGCGGACTGCTCGCGAGTGGAGGCCACGCCGGATTGAGTATCGTGAACATCAAGTGCTTGACCCTGAGGCCCGAGCATGGTTATTGTCCAAGGGGTTTGATCCGTCAGTCTATTCCAGCGAGCCCACATTGCCCTGGGCAAGTCTCGTCCCAGACTCAACTGTTGAATCATGTCCGTGAGTATGTCTTCGGGTGTGTAGAAGTCATGTTTTCGACTGCGTGGAAAGTCTCTACAGGGTCGTTGGAACCATTCTGCCATGTCCGGATAGTGTTCGCACACTGCCAAGATTTCCTGTGCTCGTTCTGTAAGCCAGGCGAGCAAGCGACCATGCTCCTCGGCACTTTGTTTGATATACACCGTGGCATACTTTCTGCCTGCTCGGGGTTCCATGGTGTGTAGTTTCTTGTAGTAGAATGTGCTCATAGCGTGTGCTCGATGATATTTACCAAATCACTCAAAAAAGGCATAGTTAGCGATGGGATTTTTGCCAAGTTTCGTATTGTGCTTGTGAGATCCATTGGATATGTCGGCGGCATTTTAAGCAGTAGATTTGGGCAGCATGTGGTCCTCGGCCAGGTCTTACATCAGCAGGGTGCGTGGCATGTCGTTGTTGGGGTGTTAGTGTTGGGCGTTTCATGATTGTTTTCCAAACCGGCTCAAAGGAAGATCGCTGAGTCTTGGCACTTTCTTGTTGCCGTGTATAGTGCCCAGCAAGCCTTGGCAGTGATAGTATCGTTGTTGGTTCATGCTCATTTCTCGATCCATATCTATAATAACTTCTTCTCCTTCAAGATACAACAGCACTTTGTTCATTTTGTCATTTTCGAAGAAAGCCACCATCACGGTGTCATAGATCCAACTGCTGCGTTTGTTGCGTTGATGCAATCTGCCCATGGCCACTTGTGCCTTTTGTGGTCGTAGTTGTTGTTTGGCATCATCCAGATAAGCCGCAAACTCTTCGCTGTCATCCTCTCGGGCTCGCACTTCTCTCAATCGATCACTGCGTTTGAGTTCTGCTGTGGCCAACTGCACAGCACCGGTTGGCACCCAATCCGATTGTTGTAGTGTGATGTATACCTTGATGCCTCGGTCAGTTCGAGCATGCTGCACACTGATGCCTGAATAGCGAGAACATAGTTCTCGCGGGCTGATACAACTAACCTCTCTCTCTTGGGGGACTTCCTCGGGAGAGGTGACGAAGTCAAAGGCCAGTGGATTCGAGGGCTTGCCCTCGGGGCCAAAGGCAGGTCTCGCAGAGACCTTCTCCCTGTCTTGATCTTCGCCTCCTTCTTGCGAGATCAATAGTTTAATCTTTAAGTCTTTATATACTTCTCGCGGTATTTGTGATTCAGCCGCATTTAGTTGATTTGTTGCCATACAATATTCCTTCACTATTATTTAGTCAATGTGTTCAGAACCAGGATATTTTGTGTTCATTTTGGTAAAAAGCACCCAAATATACCTATATAATCGCAAGTGAAGTTGGCATTTTTGTGCTTGACCGGTATCGGCAAGAGTGCTATACTACACACTTATCAACAACGCTTCAAGGAGCATGAAATGACCCAAGCACAAACATTCGTGGCTTTTGCCCAGTCCCAAGCCACAGCAGGCAACTTTGCTGACATTCACGCTGTTCGCAAGCACTACAGCGAACTGCACTACAAAATGTGGTTGGACACCACACTGAATCAGTATCGCAACTATCTTACAGAGTCATTTCCACAAATGACCCTGCGTGAAGCAGCAGAACTCACAGCCCAGGAGTAAGCACATGCCCACAAGAACACCACGCACATTGTGGCAATATTGTGAATTGGTGGCTGTTGCTACCGCCACAGTTGTGGCCACAGCCACCGCGGCACGGTTGCTTTGGTTGATTTGGTCACCTGTGTTTGGCACATAGTTGACCAGTATCGCGTGAAGTGCTATACTACACACTTATCAACAACGCTTTAAGGAGCACCAAATGACTACACTTGCTTACCCTACAAACCGTCCGTTTACGGATTGTGTGTCTAAAAAGACAGCATACAAAATCAATCGCAACAGCAAGTTCTATAAAACTTTGGTAGATTTCCAACTCAACCAACTGCCCATTGTAGAACTGATTTATGAATCGCATTGTTTTTACACTAACAAACAAATCAAGTTTAAAGGCACATTTAATGATTTGTTAAATGACTTTGACGCATATCGTGGTGCTCGTCGCCTGATTGATTCAAATGACCGTTGGGATGAAGGCCCAATCAAGATCAGTGATTGGACAGATGGCAATATGATAACCATGTTCTTTAGCAAAGGTGAATCCAGCAATGATAAGTTTCTTATTGTTTGGAAGGCCGCAGAATGATTGATTTTGCTACCATGCGTGATCGCATTGCCACAGACGCTTACAGCCTGGATCGCAACAGCCTGGGCTTTGACACTTGCTTTATCTTTTGGAATCAAGACATGAGTGAATGGATCATCATCCATCAACTGCCCACAGGTCATCGCACAGCCGGTGATTGGGATAATCTGGAGCGTCATCTTGATGCTGTGCCAGATCAGGAGATCGAGTCTTGGTATAATGAACACATCGCAGATGAATACGAACTGGAGTCCGCAGAATGAAAATCCGTATAACACAGACTGGTTTAAGAGAGTTTACAGATGTTTATGAGTTTGATCTCACAGATGAGCAGTATGCTGAACTCCGCCAGAATCTCAAAGATACAGATAGAACTCTGAATGACATTGAAGAGTCTGATGCTTATGATTTGGGTTTTGAACTCACTGATCCTGTTGAATCAGAACTGGGCGACATGGTAGAAGATTCAGTAGAAGTAGATCTGGTCAGAACCAAAAAGAAAATATTGGAGGCAGTATGAACCACCAACTCTTGATGGATCGCCTGCGTCTCCAAAGCATAATCCAAAGGCTGGTGCAAACGCACGGTGCGGATCAGTGCCTGGAACTCATGCAAGAAGCCCTGGTTCGAGAACTACCGCGTATGGATAAGTATCCAGTGCGGGCACAGCCACAAAAACAAATCAAGCACATGGCCTAAATCCCCGGAGAAATCCTGGGATTTTTTTTCTGGCATAAATAAACAGGACCGCAGTGCAGATCACCGTCTGGTGATTAAACGCAGTCCGAGATCGACGGACCCCATTAGTCTAACTTTTGGTTCCTATAAACTGTTGATATGTGCCATACATGTCGTCTCTTTCGATCCTGCACTGCTGTCACTACTATTCCAAGCCCAGGCGTGTGATTCGACGCCGACGGCGTTCTACTCCACAAGCCCGTTTGAGATGCATGCTGCGATAAGGACTCATGTGGAACTCCCGTTGTATCTGTTCATTGGGCATGAGAAACACCCGAGCCAGGTCATGATCTGACATTTTTTCAGCCACTGCTTTTGGTGTGGGCAGTTTGATCCTGATCTTGATACCATATCTGTGTCGCTTGTTGGCCACCATGATGTCCTGCATGTCCGCACGGTCTCCGATGATCAAGTGATCTGGATTCATGCAGGCCATGTTTGAACAGGTGTGCAACACCATTTCTTTTGAATCTATGGCACGACCGTATTTGAGGCGTGCTGCCACTCGGTGTGTGGTGACCATGATGTCTTCTCCATCACTGATGCGGATGGCACCTACCATGCCATATCCTTGTTTGTGCCGGCCAGCATTCCAGTGTGTGCAACCTTGTGCATTTGCATTGGGCACCTGATGTCTCTGGTAGTAATCCCAACGGATCATGAGATCGTATACTTGTGTTCGAGGCTGTTTTTTGGCCATGATTATCTCCTTCAAGTGTATTTATGTCATAAATATACTATTAGCAAGGAACTCATATGAAATGGACATGGAACAGCACCACAGGCACAGATGTGGCCACACTGGTCAAAATGGCACAAGATCATTTCGAAACTGAAATAGATCGGGTGTTTGTGCCGGATCCCATTGCCTACGCAAGAAACTTGACCATGGCCACAGTGGCACAATTCTACAATCCTGGCCTGGAGTTGTTAAAAGTCGCTAAACAAGCAGAAACTGATCGTATCTTGGCTTATGTCTGGGCTATCCGCGGCGAAAAAACCCCATGGTCAGATGAGGAGTTGATTTGTGTAAAGATAGCACATGTGGACTTGACCTTGCCTGTTCGACAGAGATTACGCCTGGTCACAGGCATGGTTGTGTTATGGGAGACCTGGGCAAGAGAATGTGGAGTGAATATAGTGTGCAGCACTACCATGCGACGAGACCAATCTGGGTTTTTGGATCTGCATCGCCGGTTAGGATATGATGTGCGAGGATCATATGCTTATAAGAGATTGAACACGACACAAGCCACGCCTGCCGTTTCGTTGAGCCCCAGTTAGAAACACACAAAATCACTGGGTTCTTGATAGTGTTCCGGGTGTGTTGACCTCAAATGGGTGCTCTGCGTGTGTGGCGTCCTTCAAGATCCAAGGTAGCCTCAATCTTCCAAGCAAAGGTAGCAATCCGACCAATGTGATCTGCTGCCATGTTGTCCACATCTGGATAGTTCACTTGTCTCGCAGCATCAGCCAGATCATGATAAACATCAATCAAGGTGTTGAGATCTTCCCACACCGTGTGTAGCAATGCATCTGCGTCGCCTTCTACAGGCTCGTCATCAACTGAACTCAAGTTCATGGTATCTTCAATGCTGGTGGGCACGCCACCCAGACCGCATGATTGTATCTTTTCACCTACTGTATCAATGGTATCTTGTAAGAATTCATAGATGTGTTTTAGCAACTTGTGATCGCCGTAGAAGTTTCTACTGCGAGTGTTGATGTGTGCTATGTGTGCTCGTTGATAGGCCACAAACACACTGCCATAAGTGCGTGTGAGTTCTTCGTGTAGTTGATCTAATGGATTCATATATTACCTTGGTAGTCTGCTGTCGATGATATTGGGGTTGGCGTTGTATGCATCCAGTTCCTGTCGTGTCCAAGGACGACCTGTCATGGGGTTTAGATCGCTGCCACGCAAGCGACCTGTTTGTGGCACCATCATACCGGCTGAACCTGCGTTGCCGGGCATGAGTGCTGCTGTGAGTCCCACTGCCACAGGAGCAGCGTAAGGTGCTGCTGCTCTTCCGGCTGTGACCAAGCCTTGGCCTGCTGCTCTTCCGGCACTGACCAGGCCTTCTCCGGCTGCTTGTGCTCCTTGCATGACCTTTTCTGCTGCTATGCGTTGCATCTGGCGTGCGTAGTCCATGCCTCTTTGGATCACGCTGGGTTGTTGTGGAGCAGCAGGTGCAGGTGGTGCTGGTGGGGGTGCTGCAGGTGCTGCCACTGGTTCCACTACTGGATATTTGGCATTGAATCGTGCTTGACGACCTGCTTCAGTAAGAGCATCAGCAGCGGCTTTGGCTTGAGCAGCCTGGCTGCTTTGTTTCCAAGCCTGTATGCCTTTGTATGCCAGAAGGCCTTCTCCGACTTTGGTTGCTGCATCGGTTAGATTTTCTGGTGCTATGGCTTTGAGTGTTGTGGCACCTCGTTCCAACCAAGTAGGTTCCGGTGCTACATCTGCAGGATTAGTAGCAGGAACTTCTGCACTTACACTGGGAGGTTCGGTTGAACCGGCTGCTGAAGCACTGGCAGTAGGGGCTGGGCTTGATCTCAGATATTCTTCAATATCCTGGTCATTGTAGCCAGCGTCTCTGAGTTTTTGTATTCTTGGATCTTCCATTATCTATCTCCTGCTATGGCCGCCATAGCAGCCTGTTTGCTTTCTTTGGTGGGAAAAGTCCATCCTACTCCTGCTGTGTATTCTGGTGTGGGATATACACGGAATGCGTGTATGGCTGCATCACGATAACGCTGTTGTGCTTGTGCATCATTTGGATTGGCTGTGGCTTTTTCTGCAAAAGGTTTGATTAAGTCCAGGCGAGCACGATAGATTCCGTCGTATTGTTTAACTCGTTGATCTTCAATTTTCTGCCAGGCTTGATCGAACTGATCACGAGTGACATATTTACTGGCGGCCAACATAGCGGCTTTTTCTTGTGTCAAGTCTCCCATGTATGATCTGCGTGACAATCCAGTTAGAGCAGCAAATGGTGTTAGATCACCAATATTGGTCATGTTGGCTGCTTTGTTAGCAGTCTGTTCAGCATTGCTGATAGAACCTGCACCGCTGTTGGCTTTGAGTGTGGCACGATTTATACTGGTATTGGCTTGAGCATAACGGCTCAAAGCATCTTTTTGTGGTTGTGTAAGGCTCAATCCACGGATGTCATCTGCCAGGCGTTTACCGTTGTCGTCATCACTATAAGCACCTGCAGCCATTTCACGGATCAGTTTGCCAGCAGCAGCATATTGTGTGCCTGATCCATTCATGATACCAATAATCACAGGATCTTGCATGAGATCTTTTACTTGTGAACGAGTGACTCTTGCCACATCTCGTCCAGACTCGGCCTTGTCTTGCACAGTGGTTTTGTATGTGACAAAGTCTTTTTGTTCTGCTGTGCCAACTTCAACAGGTTGTTTGCCTTGTGCTTCTTCGATGGCCAAGCGTTTTTTGTTTTCGGCTTCGCGAGCAGCACGGGCTTCATCGGCGGCTCGTTTGGCGTCTTCTTCGGCCTTGAGGATCTGTGCAGGTGTTTTGCCTGCGGTAGAAACTGTTGTTGCACCGCCGCCACTGACCACAGGAACTACTGGACCTGCTGCCACTGCGGCTGGTGCTGCTCCTGATACTCCGGTTGCTTCAGGTGCTACTGCTCCGGAAACTGTGCTTGCTGCTGCTGGTGTGGCTGATGCGGCAGGTGCCACTGCGGCTGGTGCTGAACTGACCACACGATTAGTGGTTAGGTCAATCTGTGGAGGACCTCCAGCAAAATCCTTGATGGTAAAGTTGGTGCCCCATTTGGCATTGAATTCACCAATGAACTTGTTGTATGCTTCTGGTGCAGCACCTTGTATACGCATCTGTGTTTTGGCATAATCACCAGCCAGATCGATGTTTTGTTTTTGTATCTGTGCCTGTCGTTGCATTTCCAAGGTGCCGGCATTGCCTTGTGGACGGAATCCAGTCATACCTTTGCGTCCAGTGTCAGTTTGGATATAAGTGATTCCGGTAGTTTTATCAGAGATTGCACGACCCACTTCACCAGTGGTATCATTCACATAGGTGCCACCAACGATGTCCAACTTGCGTTGACCGGCACCCAACACAGCCACAAGATCATTGCTGTTGAGTTGTCGTCCGGTAGAACTGTCGTAGCCTTCCAATGGCACACCATCTGAACGCACCTTGATCAATGCGGTCTTGCCGTTGACATCTGTCATGGTGCTCCATTTGCTACCAATGCCCAGTTTGGCTGCTTCATCCGCAGCACTCTTTTCCATGCCTAATATGCTGAACAGCATGGCCTTGGCATAGGAACCTTGTTCGGATGATTTGGCCTGCAACATGCGAGCCAAGGCATTGGGGTCTTGGCGTGCTGCTTCCACTTCGCGAGTGGCTTTTTCTTTTTCTCGGGCTTGTGTCAAGTTTTCAACCACTTGATCTCTTGCCAAGGCTCTGAGCCAAGGTTGAGCAGCAGAGTCTTGTGCCAAGGATACCATGGCTTCGGGCTGTGCCTGGGCAGCAACAAATCTATTGTTGGCTTCAGCCATGGCCTGTTGTGCTGGAATTTCACCGGCTGTGCCTTCTTGTGTGGCAGTTCCGCCCTGACCTAACACAGCACCCGGTCTTACACCTGCATTTGCTGCCGGGGCTGATGACATGATTGTTTCTGTTTGTATTGGTGCTGCTGCCTGAGCAGGTGCTATGGGACCCACTGCACGAAGATACTGTTGTGTTTCTGCAGGCAGTTGTGCCACATTCAGTTGGCCACCATTGGCTGACACATTTCTACTCACACGACCTGGACCACCATTGTATGCTGCTGTGGCTTTTTGCACATCGCCACCAAAATAGTTCAGCAGGCCTTGGAAATATCTCTGTCCAAAAGCACGATTGCCTTCGGGTGTGCTAATTTCTTCCATGGTGGCTGGCCTCACGCCGTATCCGGGATTCAATGCTGTGGCGGGCATGACCTGTGCCATGCCCAAAGCACCTTTTGGACTGGTCAGGATCTGACCATTGCGATCATATTGTCTGCCACCAGATTCGGCCTGGATCATGCGGTTATACACAGCGCCAGTATCCACTTCTGCTGGTTGAACTGCTTGAAAACCTCGGGTGGCGGCCTCACCTGCACCATACACTGTGGGTGTGAGTGTGTTTTCTGGACCAAGATCACGCACATTGCCTGATATGGTCATGTTTTGTTCACCAGTGACAGGATCAGTGGTGATTGTTTGTTTCACAGGGGTTCGTGCTGCTGCTTCTGCTGCCAGACGCCGTTGGCGTTCTTCTTCAGTTTCAGGCATCTGATAATCAGCAAAATCTCCCAAATTGTAATCGTAAGGTGAAAGGTTTGCCATATTATAGTCCTGGGAACTTGAAGTCTACGCCTGCTCGGTATCCTTGGCTGCTTACTGTGCTGCTTTGTGTGCCACGGAAGTCAGGTGTATAAGTGCTGGCTGGTGTTCCAAAGATCACAGAAGCGTATTGATTGTATAGTTGTTGTGGTGTCATTGCGGCTGTGACCTGTTGTCCAGCAGCACCCAGGGCCTGTCCAATACCACCTTGACCCAGTTGTGCCAGGCTGCTGCCTGCCGATAGTCTTTGTGAGTTGATGTCTCTCAACACACCAGCGGCTGCGGCCTGTTGTGCTGCGGCAGCATTGCCTGCCAACTGTGTGCCGGCCAATGCTTGTCTTGCTGACCCCAACTGACCTGCACCACCAAACATGGCTGCTTGATTGGCCAGGTTCTGTTGATATTGTGCCTGTGCTGGCATCATGGCAGCATCCAGTTGTTGGCGTTCGTATTCTGGAGTGAATAAATTCTGCAGGCCGGTGATACCACTGCGTAAAGCACTTTCACCTGTGCTGCCCAGGGTGTTCTGTGCTGCACTGGCTGTGCCTGCGAGATTCTGGGCTGCATTGGTCACGCCAGGAGCACCGGTTTGATACAGATTGCTGGCACCACGCACGGCTTGTTCGTAGGTGGGAGCAATAGTTTCTGTAAAGAACTTGTTTTGTGTGGCTATCTGTTGTTGTTGTTCAGGTGTTAGTCCAGGCGTTGTGACCTGTGTTCCACCACTTTTTCCAAAACTCATTGAGTGTCTCCTACCATTGTAATATTTAGTGTATTCATTGTTTTGTAGTCTTATCTTGGGGGTGCTACTGGTCCGGCCACTGCTGGTGCCGCACCTGTTTGATTCAGTGCGGCCAAGTATTGTGCCAGGTTGATTGGTTGATACATCTGTTGCAGGCCCCATGGCTGTGCAGGTGCGTTGGGTATCATGTTGTAGTTAGGCAGATCCGCTGCTGTTTGCATAAACGGATGATTGCCCCAGTAATACTGTGCTTGAACCGGTGATGTGGTCTGATAGAATGGTTGTGCCTGTATGAATCCTGGATTCAAGCCTGGCAATGGCAAGTCAGGCAGATTGCTCCAGTGTAATGGTCCCAAACTGGGGTTTACAGGAGCAACTGCTCCACCACCACTGTGTCCTGAACCACCACCACCAAGACCGGCACCAATACCACTGCCTATGGTGCCACCTAATGTGCTGCCCACATCCACTGTGGGCGGTGCGATGCCTTCTGTGCCGCCAGGCAAACCAGCACCGGCATTGGCCATGTTGCTTTCGCCTGGCTTGCCTTGGAAGTTTTCTG